AGATGCAGAGACTGTCGTAGCCGACAGAACAAAGAATCACAGCAAGGGCGAGGGACTCACGATTCTCTATCAGATTCCAGACGAGATGACTGACGGATCTATGTATCAGTTCAGAAAAATGGCTTCGGATGGACTCACATACGACACTATCGTCAAGGAGAATCCAAAGGTAAGAGAATTCCTCTCTAAGGTTCTGTCAGAATCTGCATTCAACAAGTTCTACGGAATCAAGCAAGAGAAGCCAGCCGAAGAGAAGCCAGTTCATCAAGAGGTAGAAGTAACTGCTCGTGGAAAGGCGCTCGTCCGCGACTTCTGGAAAGCACAGAAGGCTGTCAAGCAGCACGAAGTGAATCCGTTGAGCTACAGTGACTGGGAAGATCTGAAGGCCTTCCTCGACACTGATGAGGGCTACACCGCTTTTGGTAAATACTACAACTACGCTAAGAAACTCGTTGGATCTTGGCTCGGAGAATCAGAAGAGCTAGACTTGAATAAGGCTATGGAGATTCTGAAAGAATCAGGGATCAAGATTCAGGAGAATTAAGAGGAAACTATGAAAGATCGCAACCTAAGCAAGAACTTCAAACTATCCGAATTCTGCAATCTAAAAGAAGAGCTCACTGACTATCAGATCGCTCTATTGACTAATCTAGCAGAAGAGCTCGAGTACGTCAGGGAGAGACTTCAACAGTACAAGTCTGGAATGAAGCCTGTATACATGGTCGTAACTTCTGGCGTCAGAACAAAGGCAGACATCGCACGACTCAAGAAGCAGGGCTACCATCCATCAGAAAATTCTGATCATCTCTGTGGAGTTCAGGCTAACGGAAAGCCCACTCTCGGAGCTGCTGACATTCAGTTCTACAACTGCAGCTTGACCACTAAGCAGATCGCACTCGAAGTGAAAGAGATGGTCAACAACAACGCTGCATACTTCGGTCAGGTCATCTACGAGAAGAATCCAAAGACTGGAGCTGAGTGGATCCACTTCGGCAACGATCCAGAGCAGATCTTCTCATATCCGATCTCTGTAACCGCAGAGAGAAAGAAGTTCTTGATGAGCGTCGACAACGGAAAGACATACAAGGCATTAAAGTAAAAGGCATAAAGTAAAAGGCATAAAGTAAAGGAGAACGACAAGTGGCTAAGAAATTAGCAATTTCTATCAACGGCGGAGGAATGCTGGGAGTGGGTCCTCTTCAGTTCATGTGTAGGCTTGAGTCTGATCTCGGAAAGAAGCTGTGCAACGTGAGCTTCGCATACGGTGGCACTTCCACTGGATCTATTATCGCTGCTGGACTCTGCGAGGGCAAGTCTGCTCAAGAGTTGATGGATCTCTACAATGGCAACCTGAAGAAGATCTTCGACAAGTACTCATGGTATAAGAGGCTCAATCTCAAGTGCCCGACATACGACAACACTAACCTCAAGAAGATCCTGAAGCAGGAATTCATCGGCATCATCAGAGACGCTAAGAAGGCTCTGAGAGGACAGTTCGGTGGCTACATCAAGGACTGGGAGAAACCGATCTACATTCCAACGACTCACATGAACGGCGAGTCAGTAGAGAAGGTATGGGATCTTGGAGATCCTGACACTGAGAAGTGGTTCGCTATCTTGACCAGTTGCGCTGCTCCGACATACTTTGATGTAGTGATGGACGGAAAGGACTCATACTGCGACGGTGGCATGTGGGCTAACGATCCGATCATGGTCCTCGAGTCTGGCTTGAAGAACTCTGGTCACGGAGACTTCAAGATCCTTCAGTTCAACACTGGAATGGACACTCCGAACACATCTTCTGGCAACAAGACTGCTGTGGGCTGGCTCGAGTACATTCTAGATGAGTGGGTCGCAAGATCAGGAATGTCTAACTACTACGAGTGCTGCGCTAACATCGGCAAGGAGAACGTGTTCAGAGCATCTCCGAAGCACGGCTGCAAGATAAAGATGGACAAAGTCGACGACAAGACTGTCAACGAGGTCATCGAGATCTGGGACAAGTACTACGACAGCGTCAGAAAAGAACTCCTTGAGTTCATGAAGAGGTAAGAAATGGAAAAGCCAAATCTATATGAATCCCTAAGAATTCTCCGTGAGTCTGGAATCGTTCTGGAGAAGAAGTTGAGATCCGAGATGACACCTGAAGAGCTCGCTGACGCTAGAGCGAAGAGCAAGAAGCGTCGTGAGGCGAGAAAGATAGCAGCTGCTGAGAAGCGTGGATATGAAAAAGCCATGCGTGATCACATGACTGCTGACTACAAGCCTGCACAAGAGAAGAAACCCGAGAACGTCTATTATACTAAGATCTTCCAGAAGAATGGAAATGTCGGCGGGGGCTGGTGGGTAGAAAAGCCAGGAAAGCCAGAATATCAAGCCTACAAAGATCTTAATACACTCAAAAAATACTTCGGATCTGATACCGAAGCATTTATAAATGGCGCCAAACTCGACTATGAAGATGGTGAAGCTGGTGGCCCTGGCTGGAAGATCCGAATCTGTTATGAAAACGAGATTCCAGATAGCATTCTTGAGAAGCTCAAGAAGGATCTAGAGAAGGGCGCTTCCATGAGCCACCACTCTTGGGAGTGGTAACTTTAAGGATTGATCAATCTCTTTTCAAAGTACTCTGGCAGGTAGCTGGAGTACTTGTTGTGTTGGAAGGAGAATGATGCGTCGAGAATGAAGGTCTCAGCGTAGTCTTCGTGGCTTCTCACAGAGCGTCCAGCAGCCTGAACGAGCTTCTGCCACATCTTGTTCTGATACCACATCGGAATCTCGTCTGCGAGAGTCTTCGTTCTGAGGTTGGCTAAGCTGTCCCACGGAAGCTTCACGATGATCTGGAATGTAGACAAGTCGTCGTGAAGGTCAACGCCCTCAGTCATAGAAGATGACACGAGAACGGAGTCGCTTCTGAGGTTGTGCTCTTCCAAGATGTCCTCGTTTCGAACATCTTCGTAGCGGACCAAGAGTCTTGAGTTCCTGCAGTGATCTTTCAGATACTTCGAGATCTTCATGTTGCCAGTGTGAACGATTCCTCTCTCGCCCTTGTGTTGGTCGATGATGTAGTTCACTGTCTTGGCGATGGCTTCAAGATTCTCTGGATCCTGAAGAGCCTTGTAGCTGGTGCTACAGTTTCCGATGTTGACGATCGGACCCTTCTTCGGATCGAATGTGGACGGAACGTCGATGAAGAGACATTCACTTTCTTTGAGTCCGAGAGTGTTTGCGAAGTTGGAGAAGTTCAGGATCGTAGCGGACATGAAGATCACTTTGTCTGTGAGGTTGCCGAAGAACTTCTCAAAGATCCAGTCGACGTTTAGAGGAACGATCGTGAGAGAGCGGTTCTTGTCATCCCAGTTGTAGACCCACTTGTGAGATTCATCGCTGGATTCATATTCCATCACTTTCAGGAATGCATCCTTGATCTCACGCTTGTACTTGTACTTCTTCTTGGAGTCGTGACCACCGTTCTCGATAGCTTCTGCGACCTTGCCGTCTCGGATGAGCTTGTTCTGCTCTGCTTCGTATTCAGAGAGATCAGCGAAGACTTCCTTGATCAGAGCTGTGCAGATTCTGATGAACTTGTCCATCTTTCCAGTCGGAGTCGTGGAAGATTCAAGGTCTGCGAACTGGATGAATTCGAGATCCTGCTTAGAGAGGCGCTTCTCAGCTTCGAACTTGAACTTCATTGTCGGGAAGTCAAGCTTGATGCTGCCGACATCCACCAAGAAGTCTTCGAGGAGATGAGCTTCGTCGATCACCAAGAGTTCACGATGAATCTGCTTTCGACAGATGACTGCGTTCATGATAGCCGTGTTAGCCAAGAAGATCTTAGACTTGAATGCAGCTCCAGCAGTTCTGTAGTACTCGCAGAGGTCGTTAGCCTTGCAGTATCTCTTGATGCCCTGAGAGATCGAGTCGGATCCCTGACAAGGTCCCATGTCGCACTTGACTCCGTCTGTGATAGCGCAGTCGTAGTTGTTCATGCCCTTGAGCATCTTGATCGGGAACTTGTCCTTGAAGTCTCTCCAGTACTGATCCTGAAGAGCCTTGTTAGTGACGACAAGATAGCTGTTCTCTGCGAGCATCGATTCGAAAATGCCAATACCGGATTTTCCAGCGCCCGTTGGAAGCTGAGCTATGATGTACTTTTTATTTGTGTTTTTTACTGCGTCCAGGAACTTTTGCTGTTCAGGACGGATAGTTTCATAAGGAAATTCGATGTTCATGTTCAAAATATACTAAAAACTTGCCGAAACAGAATACTGTTTTTGAATAAAATGATTATATTTACTCACAAGAACAACCAACATAGGTGTTAAACCATGAAAGAAAAGAAGAAAATCCTGTTGATGGACATGGCGAATCTCGGAATCAGAACCGCGACCGCATGCTTCAGAGACGATCCGACTGACACCCACTACACGAAGTGGAAAGAGAAAGTTCTGGGAAGTCTAGTTGACTTGATCCAGAAAACTGGCGCTGACTCAGCTATTCTCTGCCAAGAAGGCAAGAAGAACTGGCGTTTTGATGTCTACGACAAGTACAAAGCTCACAGAAAAGAAGAGAAAGCGAAGTCCAAGATGGACTTTGACACGTACTATCCGATGTATGACATGTTCTGCGACAGTCTGAGACAGTATGTTCCGAACATCTATCAGCTAAAGGTCAACCGAGCAGAGGGTGACGATCTGATCGCAGTCCTCACGAAGAACTTGACGAAGAACTATGAGGTCATCTGCGTCTCTACTGATCGCGACTTCTATCAGCTCTTGAAGTATGAAGGCTACAAGCAGTATCATCCGATCAAGAGAAACTTCGTCCAAGTTGCGAATCCGGAGCGCTACCTCTTGGAGAAGATCATCGTCGGCGACAAGAACGACGGCGTTCCTCATGTGAAGCCGAGAGTCTCTGTCAGAACAGCACCGAAGATCATCGACGAGGGTCTGGATGAATGGCTCGATCGCGAGGGACTCAGAAAAGAATATGAGAGAAACAAAACTCTCATCGACTTCGACTGCATTCCAGTAGATGTTCAGGACGACATCATGACTGAGTTCAGAAATCTGAGATACTCTCCGATGTTCAAGAGAGACTTCAACGACTTCGTGAACGCTATCGGCTGCCCGCAGCTCATCATGAACAGTCCTGAATACGCTAGCACCCTTTGCCGTATGGAGAGAATAGATGCGCAGTAAGTTCAACAGATTCTACATCGATGTGCTCAACTCACTGAAGACCTACTCTACTTGTTCGAGACTTCAGGTAGCAGCTATCCTCGTAAAGGATTCTCGAATTCTCAGTTCTGGCTACAACGGAGTAGCTAAGGGATGTAAAGAATGTAACAAAATCTTTACAAAGAAAGAGGACGGATCATATCAGTATGTCGAGCGTGAACCGTTCTCCCCGAGACTCAAGATCCACAATCTCACTTACGAGCAGTACCGCCAGATCCACCACGAGTTCGCTGACAAGTTCGAAGTTCATGCTGAGATGAACTGTCTCGGCTACGCTCTGAGAAACAACACCGACATCACTGGTGCTCAGCTCTTCTTGACTACTAGCCCGTGTCTGAACTGCTGCAAGCTCATTCTGACATCTGGTATCAAGGAAGTCTACTAC